ATATGCAGTAAGAGGTGGAAATTTCAAGAGAAAAGCTTTTGATACTGATCTCTTACCAAAGGGTCATCCAAAGTCGTCTAAGAAGTAATATATTTAATATCTAATACCTAATCCTTTTGGAGGAATAAATGGAAGAGAATACAATGACAGAATCAGCAACAACAGAGTCCGTAGTGGAGTTTCTCCAAGACGTGCTTGCTAATGTTACAGTTTTCTTTGCTGCCGCTCAGCGTGCACACTGGAATGTAAGAGGTACAGACTTTCATCAGTACCATGACTTATTTGGCGATGTATATGATGATGTCTATGGATCAATTGATCCTCTTGCTGAGAGTATCCGTAAGCTTGGTGGTTTCCCTAAGACACTAAGTGCTATGCTTGGTGCTGCGGTAATTCAAGATGACTCAACAGCTACTACTGCCTCAGACCTTGCGAGTGACCTTATGGCTAAGAATGCTATGCTTGTAGACATGTACAAGAAAGCATTTGATGTTGCTAATGCTGCAAACGAACAAGGTATTGCCGATTTCTGCGCAAGCAGAATTGATATGCATCAGAAATGGGACTGGCAGCTTAGCTCAAGCGTTGTTGCTCCAAGTTTAGTGGAGGATACTGCAGTAGAGACTTCTGCTGCGGAAGACGAGACTGCTGTTGCAGTCGTTGCTGAGACCACAGCTGACTTGCAGGTTGAAGACTCAGCTATAGTCACAGAGGTCGAACAAGAGCAAGCTGAAGAAGTAATGATTACTGACTCAGCAGAAACTCCAAGCAAGGAACTTGGTAAGAAGCTTGATGTCGCAACTATTGAAGATGCTTTAGATACCACAATACAATATTGGACACCAACAGAGGTTCGTGTTGCCACTAGGTATAAGCAATTACGGAATCATGATATAAATAAAGCTGAGACATATCTTATTGATCAAATTAGATCTGGCTTTGTCTCAAGAAAGTTTAACCCATTAGAAGTTAAAGTCTAACTCACTTAAATAGGAGAAAAAATTATGACAACTTACAGAAAGTTTAGAGATATCGATTATGGTAAGCCGATTATTGCCCCTACGCATGGCGATACGGTTGCTCCCCAGAATGATCTAGCTGCCGCTGCTTGGCTCCCTGTTAGCGGAGCTGATGAGAATGTGGCCATGGGCTTCCATTCTTATGACTACCAGCGCCACGTGTTCACCGATAAGGTTGTAATCATGCCTGGTAAGCTTGTTGCTCTTACTCGTGAGTCCCTTGGTGGTAGCGGTGCTGGTGTTGCTGAAATTAACAAGGGTACTGTTGGTCGCCTAGTTCCTGCTGGCGTTCGTCTCGCTTGGAAGGCCGCTGATGACACTGGTGTTGTGGTTCTTAAATATACTGCCGCTGACGTGGCTGAGCGCATTGAGGATCTTGGCACTGGCTTACCAGTCGATGGTCCCAAGCAATACGACAAGGAAACCCTTACTCTTAGACTTCAAGAGCGTGGTCTACTTACCCTCTCAGAGACGCTTGATGCCTTTATTTCTCGTCCAATTGGCGTTGCTGCTAACGTAGTTTACGCTTGGGCTGGTGGTGATGGTACGCAGCCCAATAAGCTTCGTTTCCATAACTATCGCCGTGAGAATAAGTCAACGTTCTGGACTGGCCAGGATCACACTCTTCGTCTTCCTGTTGCTCCTGCTAAGGCTTATGATATAAGCGCTCTTGATATTGACGGTGACGACCATGATGCAAGCGGCTCTTGGGATGGTACCAAGAAACTTGTTGTTTGTGGTGAAGGCAATGGATCAACTGCTAACTCTGCTACAACAATTAGCCAGTTTTCTCATGAAGATGATGTTGCAAGAAAGGCTACCTATACACAACTAACTGGTGCCTTTGATGTTCGTTATGCCGACCTTGCTGCAAGCATGACAGGTCTTGTAATTGCCCTTGGTCATCGTGGAATTGAATCTAATATCTATAACACGATTGAAGTCTGGACTGCTACTTACTCAGGTGGCGACACCCTAGTAAAGGGCACCAATATTACTTCAACTTGGCTAAAGTCTGAGAAGTCAACTCCTGCTGCTGTTAAGGCCGTTGGTGATTATTTCGTAGACCGCGACCTTGGTCTTCTTTTTGTAGAGGGCAGCTTCCCAGCCACTGGTAACACGGTAATTGGTTTCCGTCTTACTAGTGATGCAGAGTCATATACAGGTAATGTGTTTGCTGCTGTTGGTAAGGCTGTTAAGCCTGGTGACTATCTTACGTATGATAGATTCTCTAACTTTGTTCCTTATGTGGCTCGTCCCGATGAGACACCAGTTGTTGCAACTGATGGTGCAAACGGTGATGATGCAAATGATGCGGCAACCGTAAATGCTACTGCTTATGTTAGCCCACTTCTATACCATCGTCCAGAGGACATTGTTGGTAAGTGCTATACACTTGATCGTTCACCTAAGGCTGACCTAGCCACCGTTAAGACCTTCCATGACTATGAAGGCGTTTTACTCGGTGATCGTACTCCTGGTTCTGCCAATGACGGTCATCCTGCTGAAATCCACCAGTCACTCGGTGGTCAGTTTGCTGCCATTGTTCGCGTACTACTATAATTAATCTCAATTAAGGAGAAACAAAAATGTCAAGAGTACTAAAGTTTAAGAATCTAGAAATTGCTGATCAGAGTGAGCTTACATCTTTGATCAAGAACAATGGTTGGCTCCCAGGTTCCGAGCGCACCAGCGACTCACGTCTTTCAATTGATGACGCGATTACATCTGCTGAGCTTGGTCCTTGGGTTAAGCACTCGATTGTCGAGATCATGATGGAGCCCATGGAGCCCATGATGAACCTTACCCCACTCCTTGATACTATTCCTGCGCCGGATGGTATTACTGAGTTCCGTCTTCCTGCCCTTTCAGCTTTCACTGTCCATAAGGTCACTGAGCTTGAAGGTTACCGCGAAGAGCGTGTGACCACTGGTGGTGGCATGGCTACGGCTGCTATTGATAAGTGGGGTGTTATGATCTCCCTCACGCAAGAGGCTATCAAGGCTTCCAACTGGAATCTCCTTGGTTACCTTGCTCGTGAAGCTGGTCGCGCTTTCGCTCGCCGCAAGGAGACTGAAATCGCCAAGCACATTACAAACATCAGCGTTCCTGCGTTTGACAACGTCAACCCTCAGCAGTCAGCTCTTGGTATTACGACTGGTCGTGACATTGCGATGAGAACCAATGGTACTCTTACCATGGATGACATCTTCAATGCATATCACCTTCTCATTCAGAGAGGTTTTACGCCTGACACTCTAATCTGCCATCCCCTTACGTACCTTATGTTTGTACGCGACCCCGTTCTTCGTGCATTTGCTATGCAGAGCGGCAGCGGCAATCTCTTTGGTGGCTACTCGGGTTCGGCTGCTAATGTTAGCGGTGTTCCTGACGCCGTTAAGGGTGTTCTTTCAAAGGGTTATTCACGCGGCCAGCTTGGTGCTCGTCCCGATGGTACTGGTGCCTCACTTCAGGACTTCAACGTTAATGCCATCACAGCTGCTCCTCAGCTTCCTCTTGGTCTTCCGTTTGGTCTCCGCATTGTGACTTCACGCTTCATGCCTTACGATCCCTCTACTAAGCTTACCGATATTGTTCTTTGCGATAGCAAGGCTCTTGGTGCTCTTATTGTTGGTTCAGGCATTGTGGCTGACGAGTGGGAAGACAAGTACTTTGAGACCTTCAAGATGAAGTGGTCAGAGAAGTGGGGTATCTTCATGTACAACGAAGGTCAGGGTTCAATTACGCTTAAGAACATCTTCTGCGATCAGAACTACTACTCTCCTGAAGTTGCACGTCCTGTCTACGATCCTACAGGTTCTGCTAACTTCCTTCCTGCTGTTCCTGGTACTAAGCCGGTTGTTGGTTACTAATTAACCACTAGCTAATATTAGCTATTAGATAAAAAGCCCCTGGGTCGAAAGGCCTGGGGGCTTTCTTTTGTTATAATGTCCGTATCTAGATATTAATTACTAGGAGTAGATATGAGCTTAGAAGATAAAGTCGCCCGCGCCCTTGCAAATATTACTTCTCAGAAGGATATGGATGCACTATTCAGAAGGTTATCTTTTGAAGAACATCAAGCAATGATGCAAGATGAAGATTACACTATAGAGGCGGAGAGTCTTGAAACACAAGAGATTACTCTGGTTACTGGTTGTGAAGTAGAATGTACTTTAGAGTCTTACACTTTCCAGGAGTATAAAGAATAATGGCCGCTCCTAACATTACAGCTATTACCCCGCCTGATGGATTCACATCTTTCCCTACTGGAGAAAAGATATCAATTCTATTTGATAGAGAAATTTCTGAATTTCTTGTTGAGAATAGTGTTAGTCTAGTTGGGCCAGATACGCAAGTAGTCACAGGTGTTGACTTTGAAGAAAAGCTCTATCGGCTTTCTACTGAAGCTAACTTTGCAAAAGCTTTAGAGTCGTTACATTTAAAGGGAGAAATTCCTATTGAGATAGAGATCTTAAAATGTGACGAGGAAGGAGAAGTCTTAGCTGACCAGGATAGTTTTTCGTACGATATAGACATAAGATCAAGACTTCTAATTCGTCCAAAAAGTTTCTTACAAGAGAAAACTCAATATAGACTTCTAATTAGTGGGTCTAGTCTTCCTGGTGATAGCTGGAGCTATCTTGGTTCTCGCAGTGT